GCCACGAGAAAACAAAACTCTCTGCTAAAGGCAGCTAAGACTAATTCAGCAACTAACGTATCTGCAAGTTATATGGGTGTGCCATATGACATTACATTTGCATTGAACATCTATGCTCGTAACATTGATGACGGTACTCATATTGTAGAACAGATTATGCCGTTTTTCAATCCTGACTTTACAGTTACAACTAATATGATTCCTGATCTAGGTGCCTTGAAAGATATCCCTATCATTCTCAATTCTGTGGCAAATGATATTGCATATGAAGGCAATTACGATTCCGTTAGATATGTTAATTGGACACTAACCTTCACAATGAAGATGCATTACTATGGTGCTATATCTTCACCTAAGATTATCAAATCAGTTTATGCCAACATATATGATGACAACTCACTAAAGTCTGGCTACATTACTCGTTTGAATGTTATCAATGCTAATGGTACATTCAAAGCAGACGACTATGTGTTCCAGGGTAACTCTTACAATACGGCATCAGCATACGGTATTGTTATGAACTATAGTGCTAACACAGGCAAACTTGTTTTGGGTGCTACTCAAGGACAGTTTAGAGTTAATAACACAATTCACGCCGTATCAACAAACGGTGTGTGTCAGATTGATTCGTTTGTGGTCGACCCGATTAAGTTAGCAGAGATCAAGATAGAGCCCGATCCTCTTACAGCGCAGGCTGGTGACGATTATGGTTATGATGTTACTATCACAGAGTGGCCAGACACAGAAGTATAAATATCAAAAATGTTTAGGATAAGTTATTATGGGTGTTGAAAAGAATTTATCGGATGCTTTAGGTATTCCTCATGAACCTGTTGAAGAAAAGAAGCAGGAGGTCATTCCTTATGAAGCACCTCCTTCTGATTTGACCGATGAAGATGAAGATTATATTCTTGTAAGAAAGACCCTTCGCAACCTAATAGTAAAGGGAAACGATGCAATCGAAGAAATCGCCACCATCGCCAGACAAAACGAAAGTGCAAGGGGTTTTGAGGTTGTTTCTAACCTCATCAAAACTGTTGGCGAAACTTCCAAAGACCTCTACGCACTACAAAAAACGAAAAAAGACCTAAGGGAACCTAATCCAGAATCTGATCCTCGTAAGAAGAATCCAGAGGGTCACATCAACGTGGAACAGGCAGTCTTTGTAGGCTCTACAGCCGAACTATTGTCCGCCATCAAGACTAAGAGAGAGCAAGATGGCAAGGACGCCGTTTAGTTATCAGAATAACCCCAACCTGCCTAATGAGCAGTATCGTCATGCATTTACACAAGCAGAACTAGATGAATATATCAAGTGTGCTGACGACCCCGTTTATTTTGCCAAGAAGTATATCAAGATCATCAACGTTGATCGTGGTTTGATCCCATTTGAAATGTGGGACTTTCAGGAGCGTATGCTTCAATCATTCCACGACAATCGTTTTTCTATCTGCAAACTACCACGACAGGTTGGCAAATCCACAACTAGTGTGGCATACATTCTGCATCAGGTTCTATTCAATGAGAACTATGTGGTTGCTATTCTAGCTAACCGTGCTCCTACCGCTCGTGAATTGCTACAGAAACTAAAACTGGCGTTTGAGTATTTGCCTATGTTTCTCAAGCAAGGCATCAAAGAGTGGAACAAAGGTTCTATCTATCTTGCTAATGGTTCAAGAGTTCTAGCCGACTCCACCTCAGGTTCATCTGTCCGTGGTTTCTCGTTCAACCTAATCTTTCTGGACGAGTTCGCATTCGTACCTAACAACATTGCCGAGGAGTTCTTTAACTCTACATATCCTACCATTTCATCTGGTCAAAGTTCAAAGGTCGTTATCGTTTCTACCCCTAACGGTATGAACCTATTCTATAAGATGTGGACAAAAGCAGTTGAAAAGACTAGCACATATATCCCTATTGAGATCCACTGGTCGATGGTACCTGGCAGAGATGCCAAGTGGGCAGAAGAAACTATCAGAAACACTAGTCAAAGACAGTTCGACCAAGAGTTTGGTTGTGAGTTCTTAGGTTCATCTAACACACTAATCAATGGTGCTAAACTAGCATCGCTGCACTGGAAAGAGCCAATCTATAGAAACGAATGTATGGATGTATTCGAGGATCCTATTCCTAAGCATACCTATGTGTTATGTGCTGATGTTGCTGAAGGACAGGGTCTTGACTACTCTACATTTTCTATCTTTGACGTTACAGAAATACCTTATAGGCAGGTCGCTAAATATAGAAACAACGAGATTAGCCCTATGCTACTACCAGCGGTAATCTATTCTGCCGCTACTAAGTATAACGAGGCTTTCGTTCTTATAGAAATCAATTCTATCGGTCTACAGGTAGCAGATATCTTACACTTTGAGTTGAACTATGAGAACTTACTAAAGTTTCAGATCAAGGGTAAACAAGGTATGCAAGCCTCTGGTGGCTTTGCTGCTGGTAAGAACAAACTAGCATTTGGTCTAAAGATTACCGCACAGTCTAAGATGATTGGTTGTGCTAACCTCAAGACACTAGTTGAGAGCGATAAACTCATTCTTAACGACGAAGATACGATTACAGAACTATTCTCTTTCTCTGCTAACAAGAAATCATTCATGGCAGAAGAAGGATCAAACGACGACCTTGCAATGACCTGTGTTCATTTTGGGTGGTTGACTGCACAAAAGCTATTCAAAGAAACAGTTTCAAATGATATCAGATATGTTCTACAGAAAGAACTAGGTTACCTACAGGATGTTGAGAACGTACCTTTTGGTTTCATTGATAACGGTTTAGATGATTACGTGGAACAAGATGCTAATGGTGACTTATGGCGAAGTGATAGAGAAGCTATGTATCCTTTCGATAATCTCAATTACGATTGGAACAGTAAGTTATAATCCTGAAAACATCAAAAACGATAAATAAGGTGAAGATGGAATAAACACCATTCTAACCTATAAAAGGAGTAAAAGATGGCATATTCACTTTCCCCAGGCGTGACTTGGTCAGAAGTTGATCTTACGACCATTGTTCCTGCCGCATCTACTACAGAAGGGGCGTTTGCCGGAAACTTTGATTGGGGTCCAGTTGACCATATTGTCACCATTAGTAATGAACTTGATCTTGTTCGTTGGTTTGGTAAGCCAAGCCAGAACTCATATACAGCATTCTTTACCGCTGCAAACTTCCTATCATATGGCAATAACCTAAAGGTTGTTCGTTCTGCTAATACTATTGTTGATGGTGCGGTTAACGCAACCACTGGTGCATATGGCTTGACCATTAAGAACGAAGATGATTACGAAAACAACTACGCTCTAATCGGTTCAGCAAATACAGTTCCAAACACACACGGTATGTTTGCTGCTAAGTATCCAGGTGAACTTGGTAACTCACTAAAAGTTTCACTATGGTGCGGACAAGATTCAGCAACATTCGATTCTTGGGAGTATTCATCACAGTTTGAAGGTGTTACAGGAACATCTTCTTATGTATCATCTAAGGGTGGTGCTAACGACGAAATGCACCTTATTGTTGTTGACCGTCTTGGCAAGTTCTCTAATGGTGAAGCAAATACTGTTCTAGAACGCTTCTCTTATGTCTCAAAGGCATCAGATGCAGTCAACGATGATGGTTCATCTAATTTCTGGGTCAATGTCGTTAATGACAAGTCACAGTATCTATGGGCAATCAATCATGCACTAGATGAAGTAACTGGTGTTTCTGAAACCTCATCATGGGGTCGTCCATCATCTACACAGAATAACACAGGTCATCTAGTTGCAACTGCATATGGTCAGTCAAATGCATCATATACAATGGGACTATTCGGTGGTAAGGTTGCTGCACCAACTAATGCACAGCTAAACTCTGCATATGATCTATTCTTGAGCGCAGAAGAAGTTGATGTTTCACTAATCATGACTGGTGACGCACCACAGGTTGTTTCAGAACACGTTCTAGATAACATTGTAGGTATTCGTAAGGACTGTGTTGCATTCGTTTCACCTGATATGGCAGACGTTGTTGATAACGCTGGTAGCGAAGTCTCTGATATTGTTTCTAAGATTGACCTATACAACTCTACTTCATTCGGTATCTTCGATGGTAACTGGAAGAAGCAGTTCGACAAGTATAATAACGTATATCGTTGGGTACCGCTAAACGGCGATATCGCTGGTCTATGTGCCCGCACCGACTTTGATCGTGACCCATGGTTCTCACCAGCTGGTTTCAATCGTGGTCAGATTAAGAACGTTGTTAAACTTGCTTGGAATCCAACCAAGGCACAGAGAGACGATCTATACAAGAACAACATTAACCCTGTTGTCACCTTCAAGGGTGAGGGAACTGTTCTATATGGTGATAAGACCATGCAGCGCAAGCCTTCAGCATTTGATCGTATCAACGTTCGCCGCCTATTCATTGTCCTTGAAAAGACAATCACAAAGGCTGCTAAGTATTCTCTATTCGAGTTCAACGATGAGTTCACCAGAGCCCAGTTCGTTGCTCTAGTAGAGCCATTCCTAAGGGATGTTAAGGGTCGTCGTGGCATCTACGATTTCAAAGTAGTCTGCGATACCACCAACAACACCCCTGAGATTATTGATCGTAATGAGTTTAGAGGAGATATCTATATCAAGCCTGCTCGTAGCATCAATTTCATTCAACTTAATTTCGTGGCTGTCCGCACTGGCGTTGCCTTCTCCGAAATTGTTGGCAAGTTCTAATAAATAAAGGAAAAGGAGAAATAACAAATGCCATTCAACGTAAATGATTTTAGAGCAAGTCTAGTTGATGATGGTGCACGTGCCAGTCTCTTTGAAGTAATGATGACGCTGCCCCCTGTATTAGGGTCAGCACCTCTAAGCCCTGATATCATTTTCAAGGCTAGAGCAACATCACTTCCAGGCGATGCCATGTCATCTATTGAGATCCCATACTTTGGGCGCACAATCAAGGTTGCTGGAACAAGATCATTCCCAGATTGGTCTTTCCAGGTTATCAATGATGAAAACTTCACCATTCGTAACAACCTTGAAATCTGGATGAACCAGCTAAATTCACATGTTGGTAACCTTCGTAATCCTGCTGCAAGAAGCGGTGTTCAGTATCAGGCACAAGCATACGTTACACAGTATGCTAAGACTGGTGAGATCATCAAGCAGTATATGATTTTCGGAGCCTTCCCAGTTGATGTCGCTGCAATCGACCTAGATTGGGCATCTGGTGACCAGATCGAAGAATATGGTGTTACATTTGCTTATCAGTGGTGGGAATCCGTATTCCCAATCCCAACCACCGACTTCGTATAATCAGCACTAAATATAACTATATCCTACGGGGGTTATCTCCCGTAGGATTTTAGAAGAAGGATATTATTGTGAAATTATTTGGTTTCCAAATAGGTGCTGACAAGGTCGATCCACGCTTTGAAGATCAGCAAAGACAGAAAACATTTACCTTACCAGAGAACAACGATGGTGCGGTAACTGTTGCTGGTGCTGGTTATTATGGCACATACGTTGATCTTGATGGTACATTCCGTAATGAGACACAACTAATCACAAAGTATAGAGAACTATCTATACAACCAGAAGTAGAAACTGCCGTCGATGAAATTGTCAATGAGGCAATCGTAGTAGAAGATTCTGGTACCTCAGTAGAAATCAATCTAGACGAAGTTAAACTTACCCCACAACTAAAGAAGCGTATCGAGGATGAGTTCAACTATATCCTAAAGTTGCTTAACTTTGGTAATATGGGTCACGAGATTTTCCGCCGCTGGTATATCGATGGTAGATTGTTCTATCATGTCGTTATTGACGAAGGTATGCCTAATGCTGGTATCCAAGAGGTCAAGTATATTGACCCACGCCGTATTCGTAAGATTAGAGAGATTCAAAAGACTCGTGATCCTAATACTGGTGTAGAACTAATTAAAAGACAAATTGAGTATTACCTTTATAACGAAAAGGGAATGATTGGCGCAGGCACCAATCTAGGTGCAAAGATCGCCGTTGATTCTGTCGTTAATATCAATTCAGGTATCATGGATCCAAAGCAGACCATGGTGCTTTCATATCTACACAAAGCAATCAAGCCATTCAACAATCTAAGAATGGTTGAAGATGCTACAGTTATCTATCGTCTATCTCGTGCACCAGAGCGCCGTGTATTCTATATCGACGTTGGTAACATGCCTACAGTTAAAGCGGAACAGTATGTCCGTGATATCATGGTCAAGTATCGTAACAAGCTAGTATATGATTCCAATACTGGTGAAATTAAAGACGACCGCAAACACCTATCAATGCTTGAGGACTTCTGGCTACCACGCCGTGAAGGTTCTAAAGGCACAGAAATCTCTACACTAGAAGGTGCTCGTAACCTTGGTGAACTAGAGGACGTTAAGTATTTCCAAACCAAGCTATACAAGTCACTTGGTATTCCAATCTCAAGACTAGAACAGAACCAAGGCTTCTCACTAGGTCGCACAACCGAGATTACTCGTGACGAACTAAAGTTTAACAAGTTCGTTACTAGACTCCGTAATAAGTTCTCTACACTATTTGATGATCTTCTAAGAGTTCAACTTGTTCTAAAGAAGGTTTGTACCGAAGAAGAATGGAATGAAATCAAAGAAGATATCTGGTATGACTATAAGAAAGATAATAACTTTGATGAACTAAAAGAGGCGGAACTACTTAATACCCGTCTTGATACACTAATCAAAGTTGATCCTTTCATTGGTCGTTACTATTCTATCTTGTGGGTCCGTAAGAACATTCTCCAGCAGACAGACGAGGACATTGAGGAAATCAATGCTCAGATGGAACAAGAGAATGCCATACTAGCACAGCAACAACAAATGCAGATGCAAGCCGATGCCGAGGCACAAGCAATGCAGCAGCAACAGGATATGCAGAATCAGATCCAGTTTAATGCACAGCAGCAGATTGCCCAGGCTCATGTCCAGAAGGAAGTTGATAGTATCAATCCTGAGGCTGCCAATAAAGAAATGGTAAACAAAGGACATGAAGCAACTATGATGGATAAAAAGATTGAACTTGAACGTATCAAGTCATCTAAGAAGCCAGCCGCAACCGCTAAGAAGCCTGCACCTAAAAAGAAATCTGTAGTTAAAGAAGCCAAAGAACTAGGCTTAATCTATGTTGGTTCTAATCGTTACGCCAATACAGAGGGTGATGTTACTCACCTGAATGAAGATGGTGTTTTGGTTCCTATTAACTAAATAATACAAGGGTATTTGAATTGTCACTCAAAAGTGTTAAAACATTAACAGCGGCACAGATTGCTAAGAAGTGGAATCTATCACTTGATACGGTTAAACAACTTATCGATGCAGGTGCTAAGGTTGAGAAAGAACACACAGGTAGTTTAAAAGACGCCAAAGAAATTGCAAGAGATCATCTATCTGAAAGACCAGATTACTATAAGAAACTGTCTAAGGTAGAGAAGTCTAAGATATCAGAAAGTATCAGCACATCTGGTGTTAGAGGTTTAGGTAACGTTAGCGGTGATCCTGCTGTCATCAATTATGTGCAGCAATATATCAATAACAACTCTATGTCATACCAAGATGAAAACGGTAACAAGTTAAAGTGGATGAAGAAGCATCATAAAGGCCACGAGCATAACAAAGTTGGCTTTGATGAGTTTAATCCTACAAAACTAAAAGAAGGTATCTCTGCTGGTCCTGAAAGAGAAGCAGACTACAGTATTGGTGATTCAACTGGTAATACTAGAAGATTGCCTAAGATAGACGAAGGTGAAAGACTAAAGAAAGCTAAGCGAGTAGCTATGGCGGGTATGACTGCTGCTAACATATATACCATGGGTGATGTTATGA